CTGCTCCACCTACTGAAAGAGTCGAAGCAAGTGACACTGCTCCTGCCACAGTAAGTGTGCTATTAAGATCAACAGCACCCTCCAATGAAGTTGCTCCAGCAACTCTAAGTGTGCCTCCAACTACAGTATTACCTGCTATTGAAGCTGTACTTTGAAGATGTGCTGCGCCGACTACTGTAACTGTACTACCAAATACTGCTGCTCCACCTACTGATACTGTACTTTGAAGATGTGCTGCACCAGCAACTGTGGCAGTACCGCCTACAAATAAAGTACCACCTACTATAGCATTACTTACAGAAATATTTCCACTTATATCTGCTGAAATACCTGTTAAATTAGAACCATCTCCATAGTAAGCACTGGCACATACTCTTGCATTAACAGCTTGTACATTTGTACCAGTAATAGTAACTGTGCTAAGAAAGTTTGCAGCACCTCCTACTGAGAGAGTAGAAGCAAGTGACACTGCACCAGCAACAGTAAGCGTACTGTTAAGATCAACTGCACCTTCAAGAGAGGTTGCTCCAGCAACTCTAAGTGTACCACCAACTATAGTATTACCTGCTATTGAAGCTGTACTCTGAAGATGAGCAGCACCAACTACTGTAACTGTAGATGCAAAGTTTGCTGCACCACCTACTGAAAGAGTAGAAGCAAGTGATACTGCTCCTGCCACAGTAAGTGTACTGTTAAGATCAACTGCACCCTCAAGAGAAGTTGCTCCTACAACTCTGAGCGTACCTCCAGCTAGAACATTACTAACAGAAATATTTCCACCTACGTCTGCATTTATACCTGTAATATTACTACCATCACCATAGTATGCAGATGCACATACAGCAGCATTAATAAATTTAACAGCCGTTCCAGTTGCTGTTAGATTTCCTGAAACAGAAACATTACTTTTAAACGTACCATCACCAACTACTGTAACAGTACTGGCAAAGTTTGCTGCTCCACCTACGCTTAGTGTAGAAGCAAGTGACACTGCTCCTGCCACAGTAAGTGTGCTATTAAGATCAACAGCACCCTCCAATGAAGTTGCTCCAGCAACTCTTAGTGTACCTCCAACTACAGTATTACCTGCTATTGAAGCTGTACTTTGGAGATGAGCAGCACCAACTACTGTAACAGTACTACCAAATACTGCTGCTCCACCTACTGATACTGTACTTTGAAGATGTGCAGCATCGACTACTGTTACAGTAGATGCAAAGTTTGCTGCTCCACCTACATTTAGAGTCGAAGCAAGTGATACTGCTCCTGCCACAGTAAGCGTACTGTTAAGATCAACAGCACCCTCTAATGAAGTTGCTCCAGCAACTCTGAGTGTGCCTCCAACTACAGTATTACCTGCTATTGAAGCTGTACTTTGAAGGTGTGCAGCACCAACTACTGTAACTGTACTAGCAAAGTTTGCAGCACCTCCTACTGAGAGAGTAGAAGCAAGTGACACTGCACCAGCAACAGTAAGTGTGCTATTAAGATCAACAGCACCCTCCAATGAAGTTGCTCCAGCAACTCTAAGTGTACCACCAACTACAGTATTACCTGCTATTGAAGCTGTACTTTGAAGATGTGCTGCGCCAACTACTGTAACTGTACTAGCAAAGTTTGCAGCACCTCCTACTGATACTGTACTCTGAAGATGTGCCGCTCCTACAACAGTAACTATTGCTCCAAGTCTTGTATTACCTGCAACTGTTACTGTGCTAAGAAAATTAGTAACACCGCCAACTGATAGTGTTGATGCAAGTGACACTGCGCCTGTAACACTAAGAGTGCCACCTATTGATGTATTGCCACCAACAGCTAAATTACCACTAACAGAAACATCTCCATCGTAAGTTATTCCTCCAGCAGCAAACAGTGTACCAGCTACTGATACATTACCAGCTATATCAAGATCACCACTTACAGAGACATTACTCTTAAACGTACCAACACCTACTACAGTTACAGTACTGCCAAATACTGCTGCACCTGCTATAGATGCTGTACTTTGGAGATGAGCAGCACCTACTACTGTAACTGTGCTGGCAAAGTTTGCTGCCCCACCTACACTTAGAGTCGAAGCAAGTGATACTGCTCCTGCCACAGTAAGTGTGCTATTAAGATCAACTGCACCCTCTAGTGATGTTGCTCCAGCAACCCTGAGAGTGCCACCAAGCACAGTGTTACCTGCTATTGAGGCTGTGCTTTGAAGATGTGCTGCACCCTCTACCGTAACTGTACTGGCAAAGTTAGCAGCACCTCCTACACTGAGAGTTGATGCAAGGCTAACTGCGCCAGTAACTGTTACTGTTGAACCAAAGTTAGCTTCTCCACCTACTGAGAGAGTAGAAGCAAGTGATACTGCACCAGCAACAGTAAGCGTACTGTTAAGATCAACAGCACCCTCCAATGAAGTTGCTCCAGCAACTCTAAGTGTGCCTCCAACTACAGTATTACCTGCTATTGAAGCTGTACTTTGAAGGTGTGCTGCACCTACTACTGTTACAGTGCTATTAAATATTGCTGCACCTACAGCAGTTACAGTTCCACCTACATGCAAGTTTCCACCTACTGTAGCATTGTTAACAGAGACGTTTCCACTAATTGGCACATTTGTAAGATTAGACCCATCTCCATAGTAAGAAGAAGCACATACTCTTGCATTAGCGGCTTGGACATTAGCGCCAGCAATAGTAACTGTACTTGCAAAATTTGCTGCTCCGCCTACACTAAGAGTTGATGCAAGACTTACTGCCCCAGCTACTGTTACTGTTCCACCAAGATTAGTATTACCACTTACAGAGACATCATCTTTAAATGTACCTGCACCAACAACTGTGACAGTAGAGGAAAAAGTTGCACCACCTGTAATACCAAGAGTTTCACCAACATTAAGGAAACCTGCAATAGAAACACTATCTGGAAGATTACCAATAGAAGCAGCAACACCTGTAATATTAGAACCATCACCATAAAATGCAGCAGCGGTTACATTGCCAACAACATGTACATTACCACTTACTGATACATTGGTTGCAAAGTTAGCTACACCCTCAACATCAAGTACTCCACCAATACAAGCAGATGTTCTCACATCAAGGCGACCACTGACTGATACATCATTGCTAAAGTCAGTCTTGGAAGTAAATCCAGCAGCGCCAGCTACATTAAATGTACCACCAACTGATACATTATTTTTTAGGGCTGCTGCATTTTCTACTGTAACTGTAGATTTAAAAGTAGCTGCACCAACAGCAGTTACGGTGCTTTGAAATTGTGCTGCACCAACTACAGTTACCGTACTGGCAAACTGTGCAGCCCCCGCAACGGACAGACTTGACTGTAGATGTGCCGCACCAGCAACTGTGGCAGTACCACCTACATAAAGATTACCACCCACTGTGGCATTGCTTACTGATATATTACCAGCAATTGTTGCAGTTACACCACTAAGGTTTGAGCCATCGCCATAAAAAGAACTTGCACATACTTTGTCATCTACATGAAGATTTCCATCCAGAGATACAGCACCACCCACACCCAATGCACCAGTAATCTGTACTGCATTAGTAGCTACCTTTAAAGCAGTGTTAACACCATCGCCTGTCTGCACTGCTTTCAGAGAAGTGTCTACACCAGTATTGCTAGTTGAAGAACTAACAAGTATAATCTGTTTATATGTGTTTGATATTAGTTGGCTTGTTAAGTCGCTCATATTAGATTCCAATACTTATCTGTTGATCCCCATGCGGTACTGGCCTGACTCCATGTAAGATTACGCCCACCTGTATCGGGACGAGGATTAAGAATAGCTGGATTATCTCTTACATCAGGCACATGATTTTGAGGATGATTCTTCAGATCAAACTGTCCTTCAAAGTCTTCTGGGCATACCAGCATCCCATAACTATTCATTTGCATTATACGGTGTGGATATACAAACCCACATGTATCGCACATAGCTAGTGCATTTTTATTACTAGCCACTAAACATACCTTAGTCTTGGACGAATAAACATAGAGGCTCTTTCTCTATCTTCTTCCATTGCTCTAGCAAGTAACTCTTCATAGTTTGCTTTTAACATCATAATTCTATTCTCAGGAACTCCCGGTCTTTTCATTGACATATAATAAGCAAGACCACATGTAAGGCAGGGCAAAAATCTTTTAGGTAGGTCTGCATTTTGTATAGCAGATTTATTCACATCTTGAAGTTCAGAAATAATTTCCATCTTCAAAATATCTGTAGAATTATCAGGGAGCGGCCAGACAGACATTACAGGATTGTCACGTTCTCTGCGTATAGAGTATTGAGTAGGACGACCTGTCTGTGTCTTATTAGGAATTAAAAGATATTCTTCAGGAGTAACACGCTGAAGCTGAATGTCTGTGCTATCTCTATTAAGAACAACTTCCAGAGCATCTATAGTAGAAGAGGAAAGAGAATAAGTTGCAGTGCTGGCCGATACAGTTACACTAGATACAGAAGTACTCCACAAAAGAACACCCCTGTTTTGCCAATCTTTAAGCATAAGATTAACTGATCTACGTGCAGAAGCTGGTTCGTGACCAAGCGTATCTTCACCACCAATCATCTCACTAGCTTCTTGTATAACCTCGTCTATGTCAAGGTTAAAATCATATGTTCCTGAAGTAGTCATTATTTTTTAAACCTTTCATAAGCATAAGCAAGAAATCCTGCCATAATACCTGTAGCTACTGCTTCATAAAAAAAGTCACCAAAGTGTGTTGGGTGTACAA